GTGTCGGGCCACGCGTGACGTAGGGGGGGGTCTAGGAGACTCCTTAGAGGGGGTATATGGGCCGTTTTCATCGCTTGGGCGTGGCAGGGGGCACGGGGCTAGGCGCCTTATTCTTGCCGCGTCTGGCATTCACGTGAGGAAATAATCCGCACGCGTCGGAGTTCACCGTGCGTTGGATCTCCTTCGCCCTGGCACGCATCCAGAAGTGAGAGCGGCCATACATCTTACCGATGAGGCGAGACGACAGGCAGCCGGGCAGACTCAGCGCCCATCGGATGAGCTCGACGTGGCGACGGAAGGCGAAGTTGTCCGTGCAGGCCAGCGCATCCATGAAGCCCTTGAGCATCACGCCCACATGATCGCGGGAGATGAACGCATCGACCTCTTCGCGTCTGCCGATGTCAGTCGGGTTGAACGCCCAGTCAGGATGATTGGCGTCGATGTTGAACACGTGCCGAGGTTGCGCCATCTCAGCGTAAGGCAGCACGCCGTTCTCCCGCATCTTCTCTTGGACCTTCTTCGGCTGGGCGAAGAACCAAGCGTCAAACGACTTGGCCTCCTTAGCCGGAGCCGTCAGGTCGTTGAGCCTAGCGCGTGTCACGCGTCACAGCGTCAACCATCTTGACGGCGGGGCAAGTGGCAAAGGTTGTGCCAGTATCCGTCCATGTCGAACCGTAGCATTGCCTTACGGGTGAAGCGATAGGTCAGTGATGAATACTTGCCCGAGTAGTCCAGGGTCTGCTCGACGATGTCCTTGAGTTCCGCTGACGTCATCTTTGCCGGCCATGTGCTGATCACTTCCCTCAGCTCCATGTCTTTCCTTTCCTTGACTGCCTTGGCTGCCTCGGTGGCCTGCTGCCGGATATGCTCCATCCTCTCAGGCTCTTCCCTCCAGGACTTCTGCCGTAGCCGGGTCAGGGCGAGCTTACGGAGGACCCATCCTCTCCGCGCGGTGGTACGGTTAGGTTTGGTCATCGCGTTAGACTTGCGTCCTCGCCAGAGACTCGGTCGAACCCCGAGCGTCAGCGACAAGGGGTGAGACTAGAGTCACCCTTGTACGTAGTACAGGGACGGAAGTTGAGTTGGAAGTTGAGAAGGGATTTGACATTGGGCTAAAGGTGGGGGTCAGGGTGTTGACCCTCAGTTGACCTTAAAACGCCTTGGCGACCCCTTGGCGGGGCTGGAATCGCTATGCCTTGGGGCGTTGTCGGGTAGGCTTTCGGAGGGGGGCTGGCTGTATTCCCAGCGGATGACCCCCTTCTCGGCGGCGTGGCGGATGTAAATCTCGCCCTTGAACTGGTTGGCGTGGTCCTTGAGGCCGGCACGGCCACGGCGCTTGGTCAGGCCGAACTTGTAGATCGGCTCTTCGCCCTGGCATCGGAAGAGGACGGCGACCTCGCGGAACCAGTTGGTGAACTCGGAGGAACCTAGGCCCGCGTAGGCTAGGTCGGCGACGGTGTGGCCTTCCTTGTCGGAGGCGGCCTTGGGCTTCCCGGTGTGGTGCATGGCCACGAGGACGGCGCCTGTTTCGAGCAGGATGGGGGCGAGGTCGTGGCGCAGGAACTTGGACGCCTGCTCCTGATCGGAGACGTCGATGCCCGCGAAGGACAGGAGAGGGTCGACGAAGACGATGTCGGCCTTGTGCTCGATGATGAGGTCACGCAGGGCCGAGGTAAAGGTCGTGCCGGTGCTCACGGTGTCGCGGAAGATGGCGAGGTGTTCCCGCAGCTGAGAGCGTTCGTCAGTGTCGAGGTATGCCCCGGCGATGACGTCCTGCAAGGCCTCGGAGATGTCCCCCGCGTCATTCTCAGCCTGGAGCACGATGGCCCGAAGCGGCTTGGCAGGCTTGATGCCGAAGAAGTCCTTGCCGATGCACCAATGGACGGCGGCCTGCATCATCAGGGACGACTTGCCCGTGCCGGACTGGCCGACGATCAGGAGCGAGCCGCCCTTACAGAGCCAGCGGTGGTTGCCAAGGATGCAGGAGGGGTCTTCCTTGCGCTCGAAGGAGAGCAGCGCATCGAAGTCCATGCGCTGCGGGCCGTGCTTTGCCTTCCGACCCTTGCGGGATTCGGCGATGGTGGCATAATGGTCGAGCAGGGTGTCGGGGTCGGTGGCCTGTTCGGCGGCGACCAGGGCACGGCGGAGAATGGCCGCGTCCGCGATCATGTCGGCGTGCTCAAGGCGGAAGGCCGCTTGGCCTGCGTCACTGACTAGGAGCGAGACGGTGGCCTCGGTCACCGGGCTGTTGACCTGGCGTAGGCGCTGGCTGACCGTCAGCTCATCAGGGGCGATGCCGTCCACGGCCAGCGAAAGCATGGCGGCGGCGATGTCTTGATGGGCGGGCTCAAAGAAGTCGGAGGGCTGAAGGTCGCCCGGTAAGGGGAAGGCTTCGCGTAGGAGGACGCCGAGGAGGTGGCGTTCCGCGGCGACGTTATTCGGCGGGATCATGGAAGAGAGGGTTGGGGTTTGTGGGCGTGGGTGCCCGTGGTCAAGATGCTTTGCGTAGGATGCGGTCTAGGTCGGCCTTGCGGTAGTAGGGGACGCTCCGCGGGTTGCGGAGGATGCGGACAGGTAGGGCCATGCCGTCGATGCGGTATTGCACGCCGCGGACGGTGCGCCGGTGCTTGTGCGCATACTCGGAGAGGGTGACCCATCCCTTGGGGGCCTTGAACTTGTCCAGGGCTTCAGCTGCGGCCTTGGCGGCGGGCCAAGACTTGAACCTGGGCGACAGGCGATAGATGAAGCGACCTCGGCGGATGGTCTTCTGTTCGGCGTAGCCTGCCTTGACGATTCGGGCGAGCGGCAGGGCGACACCGGCCCGGGTCGTATAGCCTAGGAGGCGGACGACCTCCGTGGTCTTGTGCCAGCCTTCGGGTGTGTCGTCGGCGTTGATCGCGGCGACGAGGGCGTGGGCATCGAAGCGCTTCATCGGGCCTTCGGGGTGAAGACCTTGAGGTCGGTGGTCCAGACCCAGCGGGAGCCGACGCGGTGGACGAGCCAGACCTTCCAGTCCTTGCCGTCGACCCAGCCGGCGGCGAAGCCTGAGCCCCAGCGGGAGGTGGCGAGCCGGTGCGACGCGTAGGCCATGGCGTCCTTCTGGCAGAGACAGCCGGCGGAGAAAGCGGCGCCGCCCTCGGCCTTGGTCAGGTTGACCTGGGCGAGCGTGTGGGTGTGGCCGTGGATCAGAGCGCCTCCGCGGTCGGCGTAGTGCTTGCCCTGTTCCGCGGTGGCGTTCAGGCCGTGGGCGTAGCCGTGGATGAAGGCGACCTGACCTAGTCGGTATACGCCCTTCTCGGCGTGGTAGGGCAGGATGGTCTTGGCTCCGCAGCTTTTCGCGGCGGTCTTGATGCGGGCCTCAAGGTCGGCGCAGTAGTCGCGTACCAGGGCGGAGCCGGAGGTATGCTGGAGGGCTTGGGCGCGGTGCTCGTGATTGCCCATCAGGTAGACGGTGGGCTTGGTGCGCTCGAGGAAGGCTTCACCGGCCTCGATGTCGGAGATGAGGGACTCGGCGCCTTCGGCATCCTGTCCAGCCCCACGGCGGAGCGATCGGAAGTCAAAGCAGTCGCCGAGGTGGACGCGGACGGTGGGCTTGTAGTCCTTGATGAACTCGACGAGGGCCTCGACGGCGTTCTCGTCAGCCATGTCGCCGTGGTTATCACCGAAGGCGACGAAGCGGGTTGGTGTGCTCATTGTTTTGGAGGGTTAGGAATTGGCATCCAAAAGTCTGGTTCACAAACCTGCTCTTGCGCGTTAAATGCTCCAAGCTCGTAGTTGCACATACACACCCAAGCCTTTCGACCGCATATGTCGTCATAGTATCCAGCAATGAAGTAAGACCCATCTCTCGGGGCAGTTTCCATTGGTTGCCATCCTTTGATTACTTCGCTCATCGGACGTTGATGTAAGGGATGGGCTTGCCGGCGTCGAAGGCCGCGAGCATCTCGTCACGGCGCTTGCGGGCGGTCTCGAGGTCGCTGGCGATGTTCTCGACGATGTCCTTGCCGCGGCGACGAAGGCGGAACCAATAGCAGTCGCCGAGTTTCTGGAGATGGTGGTTCGGGTTCTCGGCTTTGATGTAGGCGGGCTTGTCGTTTCGCCCGGTGCGGGTATACTTCGGGCAAGCCAGCAGGAAGGCCACTCGGTCGGGGGACAGGCCGACCTTGTTCGCCCAGCGCAGCGTGTCGGTGTTCAGAGTTTCCATGAGCGGGCGAGGTTGCGGCCTTCGGTCATGATCGCGTTACGCGAGGACGGCCTGAAGATATACTCCTGGTCGAACAGGTGAGAGGCGCGTATCTCGGCGATGCTGTCGAGCTCTTCGTCGTTGGCCGGGCCGACCCCAGCGGTGGCGACGTAGATGGTGCGGACCTTCCAGCCTTTCTCCCAGAGGATGTCCTGGCAGACGCGCAGCTCGTTGACGTAGCGCCAGTCGGAGCAGACGACCGTCTCTGGGGAGGGTTGGTCGTGGTGCTTCATGACCGGGCACCAGTTGGCGAAGTGGCGGGCGAAGACGTCCCGATCCATGCGCCGTGCGAACTTGCCCGCGTGGACGAGGAAGTCGCGGTTATCCACCTTGAAGTCCTCCTTGAAGAAGTCCCCATCAAGGCCGAGGTAATCCATGTAGTGGTTCGCGGCCTCCTTGAGGGCGTCAGCGAAGTTGATGTGCTCGGCGGGCCGCTGAGACCACTCGAGGATGCCGGAGGCGAGCGTGTCCTTGCCCGCCCTGGCGTAGCCTGCGATCAGGACGAGCGTCGGGGCGGACATCGGCGTGGGTGCTTCGGTCACGGGATTAGAAGGGAACGCCTTCGGGCGGCAGCGGCTCTTCGGGGGCGGTCGGCTTTTGAGAGCCGCGGGGATACGTCATCTTGTACTTATACTGAGGCTTACCCTGCCACTCGCCGTTGGCTTCGACCTCGACGCCGACGAGGATGGTCTGGCCGCAGGCGGGGGCGATGTACTGCATATATTCGGCAGGGGTCGCGTCCAGACGGATCTCGTTGGTATACTTGCCGGAGAACTTGCCGACGAGCATGGCGAGGGCCTTGCCGTATTTGCTGGAGAAGTTCTTCGACAGGCAGAAGCCCTTGTCGTCGACGAAGAACAGGCGGCAGGACGTGGTGCCGTCCTCCCACTGTTTGACCTTCTCGAACTTGGGCTTGATGAGTTTCAGCTTGTAGGTGCCGTTCGTGCTGATGGACGTGAGCGGGGGGCGGTCGTTGTTATCGGTGGTCATGGTATTAGGCGAAGGTTACGGTGTTGGCGTTAGCGATAAAACGCTCAAGGCATTCTTGGCTGCCCTTAAAAGCAATCAGATCATCAGCGTGAGACATTTCAGAGGGAGTCATTCCTTTGGTAATCTCGACAGCAGTCGGGGCACGAAGGTTATCAGTAAACCATTCGCCGGCCCGGCTGTAATTCTTAGCATACCAATCAAGCACAGACAAGAGCACCGGAGCGGAAGCATGATTATAATCAATTTCCGTGATGGCTACGGTCTTGCAGAACTTGATAGCGTATTCTGGAAACACCATGCAGAGCAGGGCGTCGTTAGTGACTTTATCGTCGGGGACTTTGTTGGTCTTAGTGGTCATGGTATTAGGCGAAGTTGATGTTCGTCGCGGCGGTCGGCTTGGCGGCGATGTCGATGGTGGTGATCTCGGTCTGATAGCCGGGCCAGTTGCCCGAGGCGGTGCATTCCTTATACAGGGTCAGCGCGCGCTCGAAGTCGAAGGCGGCGTTGGTCATCAGTTCCGGCCCTAGCTCGTAGACCGCGTGGGCGTAGGGCGGCTCCTTCTCGACGGCGATGAAGCGGAAGCCAAGGACGCGGCACTTGTAGGCTGACTCGACGGCGTGCCGGTAGAAGTAAGCCTGGAGGGCGTACTTGTATTTACGGACGGACTGAAGGAAGCCGTGCGGGCTGGCGTCTTCGCAGGTCTTCAGATCGTAGATGTAGCCGTCGTCAGAGATGCCGTCGATGGCGCACTTGACCAGGGTATCGCCGAGGAAGGCGGTGAACATGACCTCGGTCTTCGTCAGGACGATGCCATTGTTCTTCATGCAGGCCGCAGCAGAGTTGGCCACGGCATCGACAAGGGCGCCCTCTTCGGCGGTCAGGATGGCCTTGCCTTCGTTGGCGGTGACGAACTCGGCCCACTCGGCCTTGCCTTCCTTCGTGCGCTTGTCCACGTCCGGGGCGATGGCGTGCGTGGCGTTGTAGGCGTCGAGCCCTTCGAGGGCGAGCTTGTGGACCGCGGTACCGACCCGGAGGGCCTTGGAGTCCTCGCGGGTGCGGGCGAGATACGCCTGGTAGTGGGCGGGGGACTTGAGCAGTTCCTTTGCGCCGGATTGGTTGAGCGCTTGGATGCCGTCATAGATGACGCGTTCGGTGATGAGGTCGGGCATGGGTGTGTTATTGGGTGTTGGTGGGAAAGGTCAAAGGAGGGCCATGATGGCGTCGGCCTGATCGGGGCGACGGCGCTGGATGGCGGTCACGCACATGGTCGATCCCACGGCGAAGCGGGAGCAGGCGACCGGGCGGTTGGCGTAGGTCTTGCACTTGCCGGCGCCGGAGAGGTGCGGGCAGCGGGAAGGCAGTTCGGCGAAGGTGCGTCCGACGATCATAAAGACCTCACCGCGAGCGGCGTAGAACTCAGTCGTGGTCGGGGACGCGTCGATGGGCAGGAGGATGCTCTCACAGCACGCACCCTTGCAGAGTTCACAGGCTTTGCTCACAGGCTGTCGTCTTCGGGGTTCACTTCCTCGACGCTGGCCGAGATGCGGCGCACGTCTTCAAGGGCGGACTCGGCGGCGTTCTCCATGGCCTCGAGCGTATTCCGCAGGACGCGCAGCTGGACGACGAGGACGTGGACACGGTCATGGAGCGGCTTGACCTGGGCGGACTCATCGGCGGTCTCGATGTGATCGGTGAAGACCTGAAGCTCGGTGATGGCCGAGCGGTTGAGGTCGGAGAGCGTGATGATGTCGGCGTCGTGCTGTTCATAACGTCCGGCGATGTGCTGGACGGTGGCGAGCGAGCCCGTGATGTTCTCGAC